AGAAGCGGTCGGTTGCACAAAAAATAACGCTAACACAGTTTCTCGCCCATGCGCGCGGAGGGGTCATCGATGCCACGCAAGCAGAGGGTCGATAGCGCCACCGCACACGTCAAGATCGTGCAAGCGGCCAACTTGGAATTGGCCCCGCCGAAGCATGTTCCGCTGATCAAAAACGATATGCCGTTCTGGCAGACGGTGATCGCTGAAAAGCCAAAAGCTGAGTGGACGCCGCACGATCTGGAGTTTGCCGCGCACCTGGCCGCATCGATGCGCAAGCTGGGTGAGCAAGAGGCCGAGCTGGAACGCGAGGGGCCGGTTTACACAACCGCTGGTGGCAACATGGCGCAGAATCCGCGTTGCCGTGTGGTTGCCGATCTGGCCGCGCGGGTGCTGAAATATCGGCAGACGTTGGGCATTCACAACCGTGCCAAGGAAGGCGAGGCGCGTGACGTGGCCAAGCGCCGGGGGCAGGCCAAGGCGGTTGAGGCTGGCGCATCGGTTGCTGACGATCTGATTGCCCGCGCACCCGCTTTGCACTAAAACAGACGAAGCCCGGAAGCGTTGGAGCGCAACCGGGCCTCTAATCCACAACCTGTAGGAGCAGGCATGGACTACCACCGGATTTACCGCGAATTCATTGCTGACCGCAAGGCCAACTCAAGGCCGGATGGCTACACGGAACGACATCACATTTTGCCAAGGTCGCTTGGCGGTGACAATTCATCTAGCAATCTGATTGACCTGACTGCCGAGGATCACGTTTTTGCACACGTCTTGCTGGCCAAGATGCATGGCGGCGTCATGTGGGCGCCGGTCATTGCAATCTTTGGCCAGACGATAGCGCGGCGCATACCGACGCGGCGCGAAATCAGATTGTTTGCCCTAGCACGCCAGAAGTCGCGCGAGGCCATGAAGGGGGCGGGCAATCCGTTTTACGGTCGCCGGCACTCAACTGAACTGGTTGAGGCAATGCGCGATGGCACGGTTTACGAGTTGTCTGACGGCAAGCGCGTTGTTGGCGGCACCCGGCATGAGCTGGTTGAAATAACCGGAGTGGATTTGCCTAACATAGCCCGCTTGGTGGTTGGCGCGCGCAAGAATGCTAAGGGTTGGTATTCAACCGCACACAATCCTGATGGGGTCAGAGGGTCGGCCCTACGCAGCCAAATGTGTCGCAGCAAAGATGTGGTTGCGCTTTGGCATCACGACGGTAGGCGCTGGGCTGGAACACGGGTTGAGTTCCGTGAGCAGTTTGGTGCGAGGCTATACTTTCAGTCTGGCGATGGCCATGTCCAAGGTTGGTATCGCAGCGCAGAACAAGCTGCGGGGCATGAGGCAAGGGTGAAGCTAAAAGCCATTGCTGCTGCTGAGGCTCGTGGCTGCATTGCTGGAAGTCGCAATCCGATGGCTGGCGCTGACCGTCGCAAGGACGCTGCCGTGCATCTGATTGGGCCAGGCGGCGCTGAATACAAAGGATCGTTGAAGGCTTTTGCCGACAATCTCGGCATTGGCCCTTCACACTTCGCAACGGTCAAAAAAACCTTTGCGGGAAAGCGTTTTGTTGGTGGCTACCAAGTCAAAAGCTGGAAAGGCTGGCGCGCCGTCGCGTTCCGACAAGGTGATCCGCTTCATTGAGCGATACTGCCTCACGCCCGAAGGAGCAGACGTTGGCAAGCCGCTTAAACTGGCTGATTTTCAGAAGCGGTTTATCAAGGAAATTTACGACAACCCGCACGGCACCCGCCGCGCTTATTTAAGCATCGGGCGCAAAAACGGGAAGTCGGGCCTCACAGCCGCGCTGTTGCTGGCGCACCTGGTCGGGCCAGAGGCCAAACAGAACAGCCAGATTGCCAGCGGCGCGCGATCAAGAGAGCAGGCCAGCGTCATCTTTGAACTGGCCAAGAAGATGGTGATGATGTCGCCGGAACTGTCCGGCATTGTTCGCATCATCCCTTCAGGCAAGCGCCTGATCGGCTTGCCCATGAACGTTGAATACCGGGCGCTTGCGGCTGAAGGCTCTACTGCACATGGGCTTTCTTTGGCGCTGGCCCTGCTGGACGAAGTTGGCCAGATCAAAGGGCCAAAAGACGATTTCGTTGACGCTATTACCACATCGCAAGGCGCACATGACGCGCCGCTTCTGATTGCCATTTCAACGCAAGCGCCGACCGATGGCGATCTGTTTTCCATATGGCTTGATGACGCCAAAAACAGCCAGAACCCGGCGATTGTCTCGCACGTCTACAGTGCGCAGGACGATTGCGATCTGATGGACAAGGTGGCGTGGAAGGCTGCCAACCCGGCAATGGGTTTGTTTCGTTCTGAGGAAGATATTGCCGATCAGGCAGAGCGCGCGATGCGGCTGCCGTCTGAAGAAGCTACGTTCCGCGTTCTGACACTCAACCAGCGCGTCAACCCGTTCAGCCCGTTTTTGTCGCGGTCGGTTTGGGAAGCGAACAGCGCCGCGCCGGATGATGAGGCGTTCAGGTTTGGCGAAGTCTACGGCGGCCTTGATCTGTCGCAGACCACCGACTTGACCGCGTTTGTTTTGGTCGCGCGCTACAATGGCCGGTTTCACGTCAAGCCGTGGTTCTTCATGGCCGAGGGGCTGGTGCCAGAAAGGGCGCGGGCTGACCGGGTGCCGTATGATGTTTGGCATAAGCAGGGGCTGATCGAAGCCACGCCGGGCCGGGTAGTGGCGCTGGATTGGGTGGCGGCCAAGATCGCAGAGGTAACGACCGGGCTGCCGGTAAAGGCCATAGCGTTTGACCGCTGGCGGATGCCGGGCCTGATGCTTGAGATTGACCGGCTAGGGCTGGCGTTGCCGTTGCAGGAATACGGCCAGGGTTACGCCAGCATGTCGCCGGCAGTCGCGGCGCTTGAAGAGGCGGCGTTGCAGGAATTGATGCAGCACGGTGGTCATCCGGTGCTGAATATGTGCGCCGGCAATGCGGTTGCGATCCGCGACCCTGCCGGGAACAGGAAACTCGATAAGGCGCGTTCGACAGGCCGCATTGACGGCATCGTGGCGCTTGCGATGGCAATGGGAGTGGCGGCTATGAACAAGGAAGAGCCAGCCGCCAGCACGCCCATGCTGCGGGTGCTGTAATGGGATTGTTTGACGCGATCCGCGATAACGTCTGGCCAACTGTCACGGTTGCCGACAAGCAGGCGGCCCAGGCTGCCCGCGAGGCGCGCTTGATGAACGCGGTGGTGCCGAGCGGCAGCGTGTCGCGCGGTTCTGAAGTGTTTATGGCCTTCACGGGCGACATGGGCGGCGGCCTGCCCACCCTGACTGAGCAGACGGCGCAGACGGTTGCGGCGATCAATGCCTGCGTGAAGGTGATCAGCGGCGCGATTGCTGTGCTGCCGATGAACACGTTTCGCCGCCAGCAGGATGGTTCGCGCGAACAGATTTACGATGACGCACTTTGGTGGACGCTAAACGAAGAGTTTCACCCGCGCTGGAGTTCTGCGGCGGGCTGGACGTTTATGGCGCGGTCGCGGCTTCTGCACGGCGATGCGTTTGCCATCATTCAGCGCGATCCGCTGGGCCGCATCCGTCACCTGAAGCCGGTTCACCCGCGCCGCGTCGAGGTTTACGAAACGCCGCAGGATAGGCTGGTTTATGCGGTCTATCCGGTAAACGCCGCAATGGGCAGCGCCGTTGAGGTCTACGACCAGGACGACATGCTGCACGTTCCAGGCGATGGCTTTGACGGCATCCGCACACCGTCGCCGCTTCGGTACGATATGCTTGTGGCCGGCGCTGGCGCGGTGGCGACACAGGAATACGCGGCCCGGTTCTTTGCCAACGGCGCGCGGCCTGACTTCGTGATTCAATCAACTTCTGGCGCGTCACGCCTGTCTGATGAGCAGTTCATCAACCTGAAAAAGCAGATCGACGAAGCGCACGGCGGCTATGCCAGGTCGCACCGTCCAATGCTGCTGGAAGGTGGGCTTGAGTTCAAGTCAATCACAATGCCGTTTGAGGATGCCCAGTTGCTCCAGACGCGGCAGTTTCAGGTTGAGGAAATCGCCCGCATCTTTGGCGTGCCGCCGTTCATGATCGGCCACAACGAAAAAACGACAAGCTGGGGCAGCGGCGTTGAAGCGATGGGGACGGGCTTCGTCCGCTACACACTGCGCACGCACCTCCACGCCTTCACCAACGAGATCAATCGCAAGTTCTTCCGGCAAGTCAGCAAGTTTGCCGAGTTCGACACGACCGATCTTGAGCGCGCCGACACCCAAACGCTGTTCAACGCCTTCAGCGTGGCGCTGGGCGGCCAGGGCAAGCCCGGCTTCATGACCGAAAGCGAAGTGCGCCGGAAGCTCAATCTTCCTGAACTTGAAGGCGGCGAACAGATCGAGCGCGGCATGACCGCGTTGCAACAGACAGGAGCGGCCAATGCGTAAAGGGCTGATGGCCTTCTATCAGGCCAACAAGGGCAAGGGTGCGGCGCTGGCGGTGGTGCAGGCTGCGGGCGGCGTGACCATTGAGGTTTATGACGTGATCGTGGCCAGCGAGGCTGACGCAGCGTTTTTCGGCGGCGTTTCGGCACAGGCTGTGATCGCCGCAATCCGCGCTGCCGGTGACGCTGATGTGGCTCTGCGCATCAATAGCCCAGGCGGTGACGTGTTTGCCGGGGTGGCGATGGCGCAAGCCATCCGCGAGCATCAAGGCCGCGTGACGGCGCATGTTGACGGCTATGCCGCCAGCGCCGCCAGCCTACTTGTCGCTGCCGCTGACGAGGCGGTTATCTCGCCTTCTGGCATGGTGATGATCCACAAGGCGTGGACGATTGCGATGGGCAACGCCGACGACATGATGGCGACCGCTGGCCTGCTTGAAAAGATCGACGGTCAGCTAGTGGAAGCCTACCGCGAAAAGGCCGGCGACACCCAAGATTGGGCGGCGCTGATGACGGCTGAAACGTGGTTCACGGCAGCCGAGGCGGTTGAGGCCGGGCTGGTCAATCGCGTTGCCGAGAAGGCTGAAAAGAAAATG